CGTCTAAACGAGCCAAGGCGTCGTTTCTACTAGGGGCTAGAGCCGACCGGCGGCTGATGCTTACGGGTACCCCTATGCTTAATCGGCCGATAGAGCTTTATAGTATTTTAAGATTTTTAAAACGAGAAACGGTTGAGCCATACGACAATTATAAAAAATACGGGTATAAGTTTTGTAACGGTAAAGAGGGCCCGTTTGGTTTTGATGTTAAGGGAGCCAGTTGTACCGACGAATTGAACTACAGACTCAAACGCACCGTGATGCTACGGCGGTTAAAGAAAGATGTACTTACCGACTTACCAAGCAAGACGATGCAGATTATTCCTATGGAGCAAACCAAGGATACCAAAAATATAGTCAAGCAAGAAGGGCTGTTTGATGTGGCCAAGATTTTAGAAAAGCCAGATGCTAACCTTATCGGCGAGATGGCTACTATTCGGCGAGAGCTTGGAGAAGCTAAGCTGCCACAGAGCATCGGCTACATTAAAGATGTGATGGCGAGCGGCGTTGAAAAGGTTGTGGTGTTTGCGTACCACAAAGTAGTATGTGAAGGGTTGTACGAAGCGTTTAAAGACGACGGAGCAGTGCTAGTCTATGGCGGTACAGCGTCAACAGATCGCCAACGCTACGTTGACCGCTTTCAAAAAGACGCAGACACTAAAGTATTTATCGGCCAGATACAAGCTGCCGGCACTGGGCTTACCCTAACCGCAGCCAGTCACGTGGTATTTGTAGAGAACAGCTGGGTGCCCGGAGAGATGGACCAAGCAGTTGACCGGTGCCACCGGATTGGCCAAGAAAATAAAGTAACGGCGCAAGTATTGGTTGTTAAGGATAGCATCGACCATGTTATAATGAGGTCTATGTTTTTTAAAAAGAGAAAGATTAAGGAGGTTTTAAAATGAATGTGTTGAGTTTGTTTGACGGTATGAGTTGTGGCCAAATTGCGCTAGACCGCCTAGGCATAAAAGTAGAAAATTATTATGCCAGCGAGATTGACAAATACGCCATTAAGATTGCTCAGAAAAACTATCCAAACACTATCCAGTTGGGCGATGTTAAAAACGTAAAGGGTGAAGATTTACCAAATATTGATTTACTTCTGGCAGGTTCGCCTTGTCAAGGGTTTAGTTTTGCGGGAAAACAGCTGGCATTTGATGACCCTAGATCGGTATTGTTTTTTGAGTTTATTAGGCTATTAGAAGAGTGTAAACCAAAATACTTTTTGCTCGAAAATGTACGCATGAAGAAAGAGTATCTTGATGTTATTACAGATTTAGTGGGGGTTGCGCCTATCTTAATTAACAGTGCGCTAGTTAGTGCGCAAAATCGTCAACGATATTACTGGACTAACTTGCCTGTTGCTGGCCAACCAGAGGACAAGGGTATTGTGCTTGGAGATATTATCTATGATGACACGTATAAGGTATTTACGGATGAAAGAATAACCAAAACAAAAAAGGCGACAAAAAATTACGTTCAGTGGGATTTGAGTGGCAAAGGTTATGGGTCTCAAGGAGATAGAGCTTACTTCAAAGAAAAAAAGGTAGGTACCTTACCCAAATCAAGTCCCGCTAATAAATCAAATATTGTTTTAGATTATGAAAATGATATTTATAGACGCATGCATCCGATAGAGGCTGAAAGATGTCAACAGGTACCCGATAACTATACAAGTGGGGTGAGTGATAATAAGAGACTTGAAATGCTGGGTAACGGTTGGACAGTAGATGTTATTTGTCACATTTTAAAAGGAGTGCGTGATGGAAGTAATTGACCACAGAACAGAAAAACTTAGTAAGATTGTTAAGCTAGAAAAGAACCTAGACATGGCTGCTCAATACGCACCTCGACTCGTTAAACGCTTGGGGGTGGGTAGTAAACACGCTTTCCCAAGCTGTTATAGTTTCGACGCAACGTATGGGTATTTTGTAGCCAAAGACGGAAGCAAGCTCCCGGGTGCCAGAGTGCATATACACCACAATTTATTGGACTTATCGGTTGTAGAAAACTGGGGGCTATCATACATTGACGAGATACTTGACCCAAAGAACCGAGCATTAGATGATCTGGTTAAGCGCATGGCAAATTCGTTTAGAGCAGGGACGCAAGTACTATGAGCGCACATTCACTATTCGGCGCATCAGCCGCACACATTTGGACTAACTGTACGGCGCAGCCATGCTTGGCTTCACAAGCTAAAACATTTGAGGAGTCAAGTGATTATGCTAACGAAGGAACCACGGCGCATAATATAGCCGCCGAGATTTTAAAAGACGTGTTACCACTGAAGTCGGTCGGTACCTTGCCCGACGAGATGATCGACGCCATTATGATGTACGTGAACTACGTCCTGCGACACGTTAAGAAAACCAGTAAGCTATATGTAGAGCAACGTATCCGACTCGACTCCATAGACGGTGGTCACTTTTTTGGCACGGCAGATGCTATTGTTTCGTCCAAGACAACCCTAACGGTTATCGATTTTAAATACGGCCAAGGCATTAGTGTGCAGCCAGAGAACAACCCCCAATTGCTTTACTATTTGTTGGGCGCAATAGAGCTTGAGGGGCTTGACATCATGTGCGGTAAAAAGTTTTATGTAGCTATTGTGCAACCGCGGATGGAGAAAGACCCAATTCGTAAAGTTGAAGTGCCGGCTCGATCGCTGGTTGCGTTCCAAGCGTTTCTCGAAGGAAGGTACGAGAAAGTAAAGGAAGACCCAGAATACAACCAAGGCCCATGGTGCCAGTTTTGTAAAGTGAAAGGTGTGTGTCCCGAGCTTAAACGCATTAGCAACGTCACGACTAAAACTGATATTGAAGGTGATGTTACGTCGTTGCCGGAGGTCGAGCAGTTGAGTATGGAAACAATTAGCAAGGTACTAGAAAATGCCAGTGCTATAAAGAAGTGGTTGACAGCGGTTGAAGCCTATGGTTATAATCTAGCTTTAGAAGGTTGTGAGATTCCGAGACATAAATTAGTATTAGGTGGCCGAGCCACCCGAAAATGGATTAATGAGAGTAAAGTTGCAGAAGAATTACAGAGCAAATATGGCCTCGACATATTCGATATTAAACTCAAGTCTCCGGCCCAGATGGAAAAGTTAGTCGATGACAAGGAGGTTGTGCAACAATATGTAATGGTGCCAGAAAAGAAACCAGTGTTGGTTTCGGACACCGATAAAAGAGAGCCTTACAATTTAGGCAACGAGTTAACAAGCGTAGTAGATTAAGGAGATTTAAATGGCAAAACAAAGTTATAGAAATAATGTTATCACCCCAGAGGCTAGACTTTCGTACCCCTATGTGGTCGATCAGTTAGTCACTCAAATTGATGGGCGTGTTGTTGAGAAATGGTGTGTAGACTTGTTGTTTTCTAAAGACACCGACTTGTCCGCATTAGACAACATCGTTAAAGAGCTAATAAAAGAACAGTGGCCGGATGCTACACCGCAGCTAGTTAAGAAAATCCGAACCCCCTTTAAAGATGGGAACGACAAATTGGATAAAGAGGGTAATGTTAAACCCGGGTACCATGACACTATTTTTATCACCATTGATACTAAACGATCAGCTCCCGTTTTAAGAGCCGCTAATGGCGAGCCCATGACTGCCGACCAAGGCCGTGAGGAAATTTACGGTGGTTGTTACGGTCGCGCGTTAGTTAACGGCGGGACTTATGACCACATGGGCAACAAGGGCGTTAAGTTTTATCTATCCGCTTTGCAAAAAACTCGTGACGGAGAACCGTTGGGCGAGGGCAGCACAACGTCCGAGCAAGTCGATAGACTTATGGACGCGTTTGGCAAGCAAGAGGACGCAACAGATAACTCAGATTTGTTGAGCTAGGGCGCACTCATGCTATATATCGACTTCGAAACAAGGTCGTATTGCGACCTAACAGCCAGTGGTTCGTGGCGATACGCACAAGACCCAACAACCGAGATCTTGTGCATGGCCTACGCTTTCTCAGATACTGAGCCTAAACTAGTAATAGGCTCAGAGCTGCCAGATATAGTAGCCTTGCACATTGATATGGGTGGGATCGTTGAGGCGCACAATGCCATGTTTGAGCGAGCACTCTGGGAATCTATATGCGTAAAGAAATATGGATGGCCAGAGATAAAGCCAGAACAATGGCGATGCTCCGCAGCATTGTGCGCCCGATGGGGCGTACCCCGAGATTTGAAGACAGCTCCCATGGCCCTAGGGCTACAAGAAAATAAAGACACCGAAGGCCGGGCAATCATGCTTCAACTCAGTAAGCCCCGAAAGACTAAAGACGGGCTTGCCTATCTCGAGGACGATACTAAACTCAAGAAGCTGTACGACTATTGTTTACAAGACGTTCGTACTGAACGAGCAATCAGCCACCACTTCACCCAAGACTTTGGGTTTGAAAAAAAAGTGTGGGCGTTGGACCAGCGCATTAATTACCGAGGCGTACCCGTTGATCGACAAGGTGTGGAGAACGCACTAGAGCTACTCGCCCTATACGCCGAACAGCTTGATAAAGAAGCCAAAGAAATAACCGGCGGTATCGCCGTAAGCCAACGAGATAAATTAATAGAGTGGGCCAACGAGCGCAGTGTCGGTTTGCAGTCATTGACTAAAGAGGCCGTGGCCGATTGCCTCGATTGGGTGCAAGATAAAGAAGTCCGGCGCGTTTTGGAGATTCGGTCGCAGTATAAAACTTCAACCGCCAAGTACCAACGGTTGCTATCCAGTATGTCAGAGGGCGATCGTATCCGAGATGCGTTTGTTTACTATGGCGCACTCACCGGACGATGGGCTGGCCGCTTGGTTCAGTTCCAAAATTTACCAAAAGGTTCCGTTGCGTCCGATCAGATCGACGACGTGGTGGATTCTGTGGTTAAAAAGGATATTGCCAAAATAAACGCACACGAGGTTGCCCCTATGTTGCAATTATCTAGTTGCATTAGGGGTATGATAGCCGCCCCTAACGGGAAGTCTCTATATGTGGCGGATTTCGCCGCTATTGAAGCTCGGGTCGTTTCGTGGCTTGCAAATTGCAATTTAGCGTTGGATCAATTTAAAAAAGGAGAAGATTTGTATGTTACCATGGCCGCCAAAATATATAATGTTACAGAAGCCGAGATTACCAAAGCCCAGAGGCAGCTGGGTAAGGCGGCTATTCTTGGGGCTGGTTACGGTATGGGCCATAAAACTTTTCACCGGACCTGTGCGTCGTGGGGCATGGAGGTCTCGGAGGAGTTAGCCCAGTCCGCCATTGCCACGTACCGCTCCGTGTATAGTGAGATTCGGGATTTGTGGAGACACACTGAGTTGGCTGCTACAAACGCCATTCGGTATGGTAAGCCTGTGACAGCGGGGAAGGTCACATGGTTTATGCACGACGGTAATTTACATTGTAAGTTACCGAGCGGTCGGAGCTTGACGTATCGTAAAGCTAGGCTCCGAGCTAAGGAAACTCCATGGGGTGGTGAGAGCTATGAGCTTGTGTACTATGGTTCCCGAGAGAAGGGGGCCAAGTGGGTTGAGATAGACACGTACGGTGGGAAGCTAGTGGAGAATATTACACAAGCGATTGCCCGAGACTTATTAGCCGAGGCTATGCTACGACTAGAGGACGCCGGGTATGATATAGTCATGCACGTACACGACGAGGTAGTGTGTGAGGTTCCCGACACCTCTACCAAGTCGTTGTCAGAGTATGAAGCTATCATGGCTCAGGTGCCCGCATGGGCAGAGGGTATGCCGATTGACGTGGAAGGCTGGGTCGGTAAGCGGTTTAAGAAATAGGAGGTACGAACGTCATGATAAATTGGTTTAGAAAAAAGAAGTTGATAAAAAAGTTGATAAAAAAGTACAACGTGCCAACAGAGCTACAAAAAGACTTAGTCGCTGTTACAGATAAGTATTTTGTAATTGAGTGGTACTACGATAATTATAATGATGCCATTCGTTGCTTTATTTACGGCCGCCAACCCGATGGTACCTTAGGTGACCGCAAAGGAACGACATGGTTCGAGAGGACTGGTCTCGCCGTTTGGGAAACGGACGGCTTAGATAGAATACGCGACGACATAAATGCACTGTGCGACTTAGAAGTTGAAGTTGATTCGTTAAAAAGAAGACGACGTGTTATGCGAGATAGATTTTTATGAGGATTTGAGGTATACTATAAGTACGCATTTGATAGCTATGCTGTCTATGCCTTGATAAAATATCCTATCGAATGTGTACCACGGGCCCAATACCAATTAACAAAAAAATAATTACTTAAGCATTTGATTGGGCCTTACAATTTACTATGACAAACAAACAATCTATTATCGCACTTGATCTAGGAACCACTTGCGGGTGGGCTATTAAACACAATAACCGTACGTATTCTGGGGTGTTTAAACTAGCCCCCAGTCGGTTCGACTCTTACGACCAACGGTTTATTACGTTTCGTAAAAGCCTACAAGAGCTAATAACCAAACGGTTTAAGGACGCAGACCTCAGTACGGTACAAGTGTTCTATGAAGAGGTGAGGCAATCCCAAGCTCCCGACGCCGCCCACATGTATGGCGGCTACAAAACGGTGTTAACTTGTTTTTGTTTAGAACATGGTATCTCGTATAAAGGCGTGGGCGTCAAAACGATCAAGAAGTTTATCACGGGCACCGGCTCCGCCGGTAAAGAGAAAGTTATGGATAGTGTGCGGAAACTAGGCCATTACCCAGAAGACGACAACGAAGCCGACGCCATCTCTATCTTGTACTACGGACTAGATTATTTGTCGTAGGGCTTAACTAAGCCAGTGTCAAGCATAATGTCACTGAGCTTTATGTTGTCTATATAGACGTCAGCCACTAGCCTAAAATACTTTCCTCGCTTAACGTTTCTTAATTCAATACGCTGGGCGTTAATTAATAAGTCCCTTAATTGCTCCCGAGCAGCTATGGCGTCGGCTTTATTCTCGGCACTCGTTAACTCAACCGCGTCGTATCCAGTGGGGCGGATAGGTATATCTTTACAAAATAAATCTAAATCGCAGTTTAAATTTACTTTAAACGTATCCCCGTCATGAACCTTGGTTACCTTCAAAACCTCTAGCTGCGTAGACTCAGATACCGCCAAAGGGGTAATCCCAAACACCGCCAATAGAATTGCACCAATTAAATAGAATATTTTTTTCATTATTAAACGATCTCCAATTTAAACCCTGTAGGGTATGTCGCTAGTAATCGATTCAGTGTGTTTTTAGAATACGACACCGCCAATTGCCGGGGGTGCCCCATAAACTCCCATTCTTTGCCGACTAAAAT